AGGAAACTTCCAGAGATAAAGGAACTTCCGAAGCGTGACTGGCATGACGAAGATGGAGAAGATATTTACATACCTACAGACGGGTATAAGTTCAAGGCATACGATGTAGATGCAACGTTCTTATATTTGGGAACGAAGTTGACGATTCGTGAAGATATTTCAAAATTCATTGACTTCATATATGGAAGGATAGATAGTAGTGGAAACAGCAGTGGTGTTGGGGTAGTGTTGGCTGTCTATGACGAACATACCCAAACAGGAAGGCGTGGTGTTGTTGTTACAGAAGTTGAAAACACTCTGTATTGGAATGTCAACTTTGACCAAGATGCCATTGCGACGTTTAAAACCAAATTCAAAATCACAGACCCTGTAACGGATATAGCACTGACGGTATGACAAAGGTTTGGAAGATATACAGGCAAGGAACGAGCAGCACCCCCGTGGCGGAGGTGCATGATCTGGAACTGCATGACGAGTGGATGGGTGAATGCTTCCTTACGGTAGACATAAGGAATGCGGAATCCATAGACTTTGCCGTTGGTGACTATATAGACTATCGTGGCGAACGCTTTACTATTGACTACGATCCGACAGTGCTGAAAAAAGCACGACGCGGCACCTATGGCGAAGGATTCATATACGACAATATCAAGTTTGTAAACGAGGCACAGGCAAAGGTTGTGAGGTGCGACTTCACCGACATAGTGCTGAATGACAACAATATACACTACACTGCTCTTCCAACTTTCCCATTCTACTGCGAGACCGTGGATGACCTTCTTGATCGCATACAGGCTAATCTTGAAGAACTATATCCGGGCGAGTTCATACTGATAGGACTCAATGAGGCACGAAATAGTCAGCGCGGCAGACTTGTAGGCCGTCAGCGTGCCTTCGAAGAGGCTTATGAAGAGTATATTGGTGGTTCACCTGCTGGCTCTTACGGAAACACAGGTGTAGCACTTACGGTAGACAATATCACCTGCTGGGATGCCCTGACAAAGGTGCATGAGGATTTTTCGCTGAACTTCATACAGCGTGGCTATGTCATTGCCGTCGGCACGGCGGGAATTTTTACAAGCAGTGTTTTCCGATATGGTAAGGGTAATGGCCTGTATGAGATAGAGCGAGTCGGTGACAGCGGTCAGCAGATAGTGACAAGACTTCGTGCATACGGCAGTGAGACCAACCTGCCAACCCGCTATTATGCCAACCTAAACACAAAGATATACGGTACTGCGACATCGACAGGTGAGGGTTTCGTGAGCGTTGACGTAGACTTCCGTCAAGACTATTTCACAAACCCGTTCTCTTCGGGCGAGACTGACGTTAAGGTCGGAATAGACAATGTGACCTACGAAGCCAAAGCGTACAACAATGCCGTGACTGGTAAGATAATCGTCAACACGTTGACGTTGGACGCAATCAGTAGTGGCACAAAGGTCTACTTTGTTTCGGGTGTGAAGGAAGATGCCTGGCCTAATGACCATCGTGAGTACAACACGGACAACCTGCCCGACAATATGGCGGTGAACAGGCTGATGCTGCCAGGATTCCCCAATCAGTCACTTCACGACTGGGTGGAAGCACACAAGAATCAAAGCGGGTACGGCTATCTGCTTGAAATGATTGCCGCAGGCTTTGAGTTCTCAAGAGACAAATACCGCCCGTACATAGATTCTCCAAACAAGGCACAATACGGCATCCGTCCTTCATCCATCTATTTTGACGGCAGCAATGACACGACTGACATTCATCCGACCATAGAGGGAATGAAGAACGGCAGCACTGCCATTGACGAAGTGTATTCGGCAGACACGATCACGGATAACGGTGTGTTCGGAGATGGTGATGTGCCGAACTTCAAGATTACACTACCAAACCTTGGTTTCGATCTTGGCGATGTCTATCAGGACGGCGCAAGCATCGACATGAAGGACGGAATGTGTGGAGCACGCTCTTTTGCACTTGCAAGCAAGCCCACTCAGGACACAAACGGACGCTGGGTGTGCGAAGTGAAACGTGCCTATGACGATGTGCTTGACCTCTGGTTCCCGTATAATGACTTCCAGATCCATACTGGCGACCACTACGTGCTTGTCGGTATCACAATGCCTGATGCCTATGTGGATAAAGCGAGCGAGAGACTGCTTGAAGCCGCTTACGATGCCCTGCTGAAGAATCATGCGCCAAGATATACCTGGCAACCTCGCATCGACGAGATTTGGATGCAGCGACAGGCTGATGAGGCTGCTGCAAGCGACGGCATTATCAAGGCACTTCACGATACGCTGAAGGCTGGTGACGTGTTTAAGTTCTCTGATGAAGACCTTGGAGTCGATGCGGGTATCATCATAGACATTCTGACAATTAAGGAGAATGGCAATAACGGCATTCCAACCTATGAGGTGACGCTTCGTGACGAGAAGCAGGTATCGACGATACAACGCCTCCAGAACAAGGTGGACTCGCTGGCTAATGGTGGTAACGGTAGGTCAACAGGTAGCGGAGTTGGTGGAGGCAGTTATACCGACAAACAGATCGAGAGCCTTATAGAAGCGGCTGGAAAAGACCATTTCCTGTCAAAGACCTCTGACGACACCGCCCACGGCCTTATCGGATTCCTGAAGGGTGTGTGGTTCGGTGTGAAGAATTGGTTCATCGACGCGCTTGGCAATGCGAGCCTGAATAATATCAAGGCGGCGGGGGACGTGGACGTTGACGGACTTCTGAAGGCTCTGAGGGCAAGAATCAACAATATCAGTTCGACAAACTATAGCGGCAGTGGCATCTTCGAAGAGGGATTCCTGATAACCAACAATCATAACGGGCACTCCTACATGGAGATAGACGAACTGCTCGTGAGGATGAAGGCTACCTTCATGGAACTGGAAATCCGCAAGGAGACTTATAGCGGTGGCAACGTGTTCTATTCGCCTGCTGGCAGCAAGATATACAGGGTGGAATACTACGACAAGGACGGCAACCGACTCGGCATGACAGAAATGGAAGTGAAAGTGCCGCTTACGTGGGGAGGTAACAACCTGTTACTGAAACTTGTATCGAAACTCGGAATCCTTTCCCGCAAGAAGATAATCTACGTGCAGGAAGAGGTGGATATGAGCGAGGTCGCTTTCTTCCGCTGCTATCTGATAGCAGATGACGGCACGACACAGACGCGAAACTGGTGGCACGAAAACGACCAGGCACGCTGCCAGACATTCAACCGTGCATCGGAGAAGCACGAGACCAACAGTAGCGACATGCCCAACCCGAACTATGACGAGAGTTATATCCCGTCGACAATGGACGGCAATAGATTCTATTGGCGGTTGGTGATAGGCACTGGCAGCAAGAAACTGGAGGACGGGAAGTGGTATGACTACGTAGATCTGTCGAACGGTACTGTCGGCGACGGGCAGATAGCCAACTCCGACATTCCTGCCACGGGAGACTCGATAGTCTGCGTGGGAAACCGTACTGAGGAAGAGCGCATGAACGTGATCGTGCTGGAGGTGATAGGCAATGACGCTCCAGCCATCAAGATATATCGCGGCATCAACACATTCTCAATGAGCGGGCGCAAGTATATGCAGGTGAGTCCGAAGAAGATACAACTGCGCGCCGGCTCGATAGAGTATATCACGGACTACGGGGAGGTCGTGCCGCCGAAGGTGTATCTCGGCCCGTGGTCGGACAGCAGGAGGTATCACTATTATGAAGAGGTCAGCCACAGCGGGAGTACGTGGCTTTGCCGCATCTCCGACGGCTACCGGTGGGAGGATGCAAGCGGGAACGTGATAGACGATAGCAAGGTGACGGACATCACATACGGCAATGATACTTTCACGTACACGTTTGAACGTGACGGCGTAGCGAAGTCTGGTATGGATAGATACACCCGTAAAGGAAAGTATGGCAGCACCGACGTTTTCTATGTCCGTAGATATACTACCGTTGAACCCTCAGACTCGTCTGACGAGTGGCAGAAGGAAACCTCTGCTGGCGGTCAGGGAATGAAGGGCTCGTTCAAGTCGACGGCTTTCTGTCGGACGAATCAGGATATAGAGGGTGAAGTGCCGACGGGTGGCACGTACAACAATGCTATCCCAGACGATATGACAGTCGGCGGCGAGACCATCGGGTGGAGCGACGGAATCCCTGACGGCGAAAGCATCCTCTGGTCGAGCACCTGTGTATTCTACGGCGACGGAACGAGCAGCGGGTGGTCGCCAGTGCAGAAGGTGATGGACACCGCTGACTACGACGTGGAGTTTTGCTTGATTGACAGCGAAACGCCACCAGACGGGCCAGATCCGACAAAGCCGCCTCACTCAGACCATAGTCAGGAAACTCCGAGATGGTACGATCCAGAACTTCACGCAAGCGTGTTCGCCAACCCAGGAAACAGGTTCATCTGGCGTGCCGAGCGTAAAATTAAGAACGGTGCGTATGAGGGCGATTGGGTGAAGAGCCGCATCTACGGTGAAAAGGGCGAGCCGGGCGACCCAGCAGAGGTAGACGAGGAGACGCTGGAGAGAATCGTTGAAGACAAGATGCAGGCCATCAAGGACGGACTTACCATCGTCATCAAGCCGCAGGCTATCATCGTCAACCAAGACACGACGGGCGAAGCGAATTTCGGTTCAGCCAATGCGGAAGCGGTGGTAGAGATATACAGGGGCGACACTCTCGCCTCCTATACGCTGTCGAATGCCGTTGCATGGGGTTACCCCTCTTCCGGCAGACCTGCCACGATGACAAACTGCGCAGAAATCATTAGCCATACCGTGAAGTTGACAGGCGTTGCATATACACAAGACACTGAAAGCGGGGCATATACTTATGCCTACGACCACGGCGTGATTACCTTCGTGGCAACTGTTGACAGCAAGGATTACAATCTGTCCGTGGCCTGGTTCCTGAATCGGCTTGGCAATCGTGAGACTGTGATACGTGGCGATGTGGAAAAAACGGTTGCGGGCCGCGTGCAGTATGAACTTAATAGTCGGCAAGTTGTCACCAAGAAAACGTTTCAGGCGGAATTCGAGAACTCTGCGCAAGGTAT